TCAGAACTTATAAATCAGGTGGTCATCGTAGCTCGAATTGCGGTTGATGGTGCTGCTTACTGTCAGGGTTTGGCTACCTGCAAAACGCTCCCAACCGGGCAGGCGCAGCTCGGCTACAAGGTCGAGATAGGCGGGCAGCTCGCTACGCGTGCTCGAAAAGAGTATGAAGGGCGGCCTTACCATTGCCATCAGGCGCAGGAACTCGACCATGCCGAAGTAGGCTGCCTTACGGTAGTTGCCCTGCTGGGTACATACGTAGGGTGGGTCGAGTACCAATAACGTGCACGGGTTGCTAATATGCTGCGGTAGCAGCTCGCGGTAGGATTGGCTGACTATCTCCACGCCTTGCAGGTAGTCTTGTGCCTCAGGGTAGTCGCTGAGGCTGATGCAATTGTACATGGTTTTGCGGCATAGCTCGTCCAAATCGGCGGCGGTGTTGCCGCTGAATAACAGCCACGACACCAGACAGTCAAGGTCGATATAGCCGCCGAAGCTGCGGATGGCGGCCACGATGGCAGCCTTAATTGCTGGCGGCACCAGTTTGCTACGCGGAACAGGTGCCAGCAGCCCGGCAAGCAGGCGGCGCAAACGGTTGATGTCGGGGATGTGTTGCAGGCGCTCGCTGTAGCCGTCGTAGTCGTTATAAATAGCGCGGGCGGCCGGTTTGCATTGTTTGGCGGCATGCGATAAGAGGCCGGAGCCGCCGAAGGCGTCTAAGATTGTCCAATCCTCCCCATCGCCGGGGATGTGCTCATTTAATACCTGTTTAAACAGCTTTAAAAAGTTACGTTTTTGGCCGGTGAACGGTAGCGGGGCTTTGCGGTACATAAGTGCCTTTCTGCGTGGGGTTCGCAGTTTCGGCACTCTGGGCGCTCTGGGTTGTTAAAGAACTGAATTGGTTTACTGTTTTGCAGCGTTGGCACTTGATTTGCACGGTGCCGCTGCCAACAGCCAGTAATTTGCCGCAGCTTTTGCATCGGTATTGCATTATTTTTCCTACATTGCGTGATACAATCCGCGCGCCCTCGAGGGTGGCGGCCTTGGGTCAATGCAGGCTGGTTCTGCTTGGCTGTCGCGGCGGGTGTTCCCGCACCCGCCGTGTCGCCGTCTTGGTTCTTTCCTCCCCGCCCGTGTGGCGGGGTTTTTCATGCCTGCCTTTTTAGAGCGGGCACAATGGCGGCGAGGTCGTTTGGCGACCAACGCCAGCCGTCAGGCAGCCCCAATGCGGCGGCACACCACTCGGAGCAAAACCACTTATCGCCGCGTTGGCGGGTTTTGAATACCACACCGACGGCACCGAACCAGTCGTAGGGTTGGCTGACGGTATTGCGGTATAGGCGGTCGAGCTGGCCGTGCTCATTGATGCTGTCGGGCAATGGGATTAGATCCCACTTATCGGCGGGCAGCGGCATGGTTTTGGCGCGCACGCCACCATCGCGCACGGAAGAGGAAATGCAGTCGTACTCGCCGCCTTCAGCCGGGCCGTAGGCAATCTCGGCGTGGCTGTATTGTCCTCGTGTGAGAATGCGGGTGAGCCAGTCGGTGGCTCGGGCACACCATACGCGCCAGCCGGTGCCATCCCGATGGCCTTTATAGAGGGCTAGGTAGTATCGTGGTTTCATGCTTGCGCCTCCTCAAGCTCGGTGGCGGGTTGCTCATCAAAGTTTGCCGTCCAGCCGTCGCTGTAGTCGTATTCCAGCGGATTTTCGGCCTTTAACATAGCGGCTTTATGCTTCTCGGCATTGATAAAATCCACCTCCTCATCATCGTGCATGGTCTGCATGATTTCGCGCAGCAGCTCTGGGGTGAGCATCAAAAAGCTGTTATCCATCGTTTTCCAGTTGATGGGTTTTTTAAAGCCGCCCGTTACGCTTTCCAGCGCCAGCGCCAGATATTGCAGGCGGGTGGCATCGTCCGTCTGAAACCACTTGCCCACGCTTTTGACAAATACCCCGTGCCGCAGGTTGTCGTATCGCTTGGCTTTGATGCGCTCCCAAACTTCCTCTTGCTGATCGGCCTTAAGCCGGGCGGCACACTCTGGGTCGATGTGCCACTGCTCGCCGTCCCAAGTGCTGGATGGGCAGGGCGGCTGCTCGGCCAGCACGGGTTTGCCGTCTTTGCCCGGCATGATGACTTGGCCGTTTGATTGCCCGGCCAGCAAGGCAGCGTGCTGCTCGGGGCTGATGGCTACCGCATCTTCAGGTAGCCTACTGTGGATTTGGTCGTCGTAAAAACCGCCGTTGGATTGTGAGTAATACAGTGTCATGAGTTATCTCCCGTTATTTGCCGATGGCGCGCCAAGCGAAGCCCTGGAAATCATTGGCCGCCGCACCTTGAGCCCATGTGTTAAGCATGGCGCTAAAGCCGGTGGACGTTATCTCTCCCGCGCCGATGGTTAAGTCCGTGCCCACTGAGCCCGACCGGCCGCCGCTTTTGACGGTGATTTGCACGTTGTAGCACTCATTCGGGAAGGCGATTGGGAACGTTACCTTAACCGGACCTTCCCCCTGCCAGCCCATCGGCACGAAGCCCCATTGGTCGATGAGGCCGTTGGGCAGTTTGGTGTAGCCGTTGGCGCCGGCCTGGTGCTGCATGGCGTCGGCCATCTGCTGCCTAACCGTATCGCCCAAGTCGCTGATGTCGGCAGCGCGGTGGGTATGGTTTTTGTCGGCCTTATCTTGCAACTGTGCGGCCAGCGTGGAGGCATCCAGTGCTCCGGCATTGGTTACTTTGCCGTAAGCCTTAATCCAAAACACGATGTCATCCAAGCTATCTTTGGCTTTGATGCACAGCACCATGCCGATGTATTTCGGGGTGTTGTCCTGATAATAGGGCTGCGGCGTGAATTTGTCGGTGTATGCCCTATCCCATGTCAGCAAAGTAGCGTGTTTTTGCGAGTAGCTACCATTCAAAGCATTAACGTGGTCCTGCCCGTATTTGTCGCTTGATTGGTTGCTACCCTCGGTGCCGGAAAGCTGCCCCAAACTGATAAATTTCTGGTCACCGACTTTGACCTGCCCGGGGTAGTAATTTTCATAGGGCAGCGGGTGCAAATTGAGGTCGTCGTTACCGTAGGCGGCGAAGGCAATCATGTGATGGTGGTCGCCTACCATCCACGGGTATTGCTGGCCGATTTGTCCACTGCTGCCCACGTTGCGCACAAAGTAATCATCTACCGGCTTGACGTTGGCAATGCTGCCGTACTGTGCCACCAGCTTGCGGTACAGCTCGGGATAGGAGGACTGCGTTACTTTTGCTGCAATCTCGTCATACTTAATCCAGCCATCCGGGATGTCGCCAAACGGAAAATAGGCGGTCATGCCGATGTCGGAGCGCGTAAGGTTGGGCAGCTTGTTGCCACCCAATACGCGATACAGGTCTGGATAGGTAGCCTGGGCAAAGGTGCTGCCGTCGGCCTTTAAAAACCCTTCTTGGCTGGTAACGGCACGGGGGAAACCCATTACCGCGCCAACAGGCAATCCTTTGCCGCCGGCCTGCTCGTCGATGATTTTGCGCAAAGCCTCGACCACTTGGTTTGGCTTGGCTTTATCCGGCTGGATACTGGCCGCAGTCAGCACGGCCAGCAGCTCGGATTGCACTTGGTTGAGCCACCACGCGGGCAGAATCGTGCCGAGTTCGCTCACGCCGTCGCCGTCGTGGAAGGTCTTATCGGGGGTTTCGATGGGGTGCATGGTTTAGTCCTTATCGGTAGGTAAATCGGATGGCGGTGTGGGCGGGCTTGAGGCGGTTGAACAGGCTCTCAATCACGGCATCGCTGTATTGGCTCAAGCGGCTGCCGGCAGTGCCGGAGCCGGCGCGGAAGCGCCACACGGTTTGCGATTGGGCGGCCACGTCCACCCACCACACCCACATGATGTCTTCGCGGGCGAGGCGGTCGCCGGCGCGGTTTACACCGGCGCGGAAGGGCTGCGGCTCGCTAATGGTGATGGTGTAGCCGGCTGCAGCAGCCAGCCGGATGAAATACGGGATGCTCAGGCCGCCGGTCTCATTGAGTTTGGCCAGCACGTCGGCCACGCGGCGGGCGTAGTTGTCGGGCTGCGGCGGGTTGATGCCGAGCAGGCGCTCCCAGCGTGTGATGTCGCCGCCGGCAGTGGGGGCGTAGGCGGCAGCCAGCACCTGTGCCGACTGTGCCTGCACGCCGTCGAATATGGCGGCTTCCGCCTGCCGCTCGGCGGCCTGCCCGGTGGCGCACACGTCGTAGCTGACGGGCGGATAGTAGAGGGGGAGCAGGTCGGCGTAGGTCATAACAGGGTCATCTCAAACGTGCCCAAGGCGAGCCATTGGATGTGCGGGGTGATGGTGGCGTTTTGGTTGGTGGCCGGGCTGTCGAGCACGCGGTCGCGCACGCCCGGGGTATCGCTAATCAGCGCCTCGATATGGCTTTTATATACGGTGTCGCCCGGCTTGATGGTTGCAAAATAAGCCGACAAAGCACGGGCGGCGGCATCCTTAACCGCAGGCAGGGTGTAGCCGTCGGCCAGCGATACGCGCACCGATACATTGAGCGGCACGCGCTGCGGCGCCATCACCTGCACGTTTTTGGCGGTAACCGGGCGGCGCTCGTCGATATACTGCTGCACGGCACGCACCACATCGGGCGAGGGCAGGCCGGACGCAGTGAGGATGGCCACGTCCACCGTGCCCAAGCCGCGCCGCAACGGATACACAAATGCTGCCTCCACCCCCGGCACGGCCATTGCCCAGCGGTAATAGTCGTAGGCATTGCCGCCGGCGGGCGGCTGGCGCAAACGCGACAGCAGCCTGTCTAACAACGCAGCATCGCTCTCGATATCGGTGCCGCCCACCATGCTGGTGAGCACGGCATCTGCCTCAATGCCGGCAGGCGGGCTTTGCAGTTTGGCTGGGGTGTTGTCCGGCTGATTGCCGGCGGCGCCGGTGCTCAGGCAGTGGCAGGCCAACACCGCCTGCCCGCTGCCGTCGGTTTGGCCGGCAGCAGTGGTTTGGTAGGCGATGTCGCCTACTTGGGCTACCAGCCCGGCAGGCAGCACGGTATTGGGCGCGCCGCTGATGCGGACGCTGCCCGCCGCTGCGGCAGCCGCTTTGCGCCAAATGCGGTACATGGCGCAATGGCGCTCCAAATAGGCGGTGTCCGCCGTATCGGCAAACACCTGCCGCAAAATCCACTCTTGATGCTGGTATTGCCCCTCGGCCAGTGCGGCCAAAGCGGTGGCGCGGGCGTAATTGTCGCTGCCGGGATGGGTGTGGGCGGCAGGCTGCTGGTTGCTCAAATCGCGCAGGTAGTCGCTGCGCAGTTGCTCAAAGTTTTTGGTTTTCATGCCAGCCGCACCTCATGGATTAAGGATAGATTCCGACCGCTCATGTCTTCCCCGTCAATATCCAGCCGCAGCCAGCCGCGCCGTGCCAAAGAGGCGGCCACATTGATGCGGCGGGCGCGGTGTGCATCTAAAATCGGCTGCAAAGCCTGCTCGGCATACTGCTTGGCCAGCACGGCGATGCGCGGCAGGTCTTTCATGCGGCGCAATTCGTGCAGGCGGCTGCCCAGTGCAGGTTCGGCCCAGTAGCTGCCAAGCGGGGTAACCAGCCTTACATAGACTTCGTTTTCGATGCCTTGCGCGGATTGGTTGGGCAGGTAGTCGCCGGTGGCGGGGTTAAGTAAAGCGTCCATAACCGCATTATGGGTTATGGACGCTGGGGGAACTGCTTGAGTGGCTTCAGAGGGGTGCGCCGGTGGTGCCGCCGCTGTCGCCGGGGTGCCGGTGGCCGGTGAGGGATTTGCCGGAGGCCACCACGTCGCCGTCGGTGGTGTAGCTGCCGCCGATTTGGCGCACATCGCCCTCGAAGCTGGCGCCGCTGCCGCCTTGAATCGCCATGCCGCCGTTGCCGTTGATTTGCCCGGCGGCGGTCACTTCGGCGGTGCAATCCACATTGGGTGCGTCGATATTGACCCCGCCCGGCGCTTTGATATTGAGCACTTGGCAGTCGATATCGATGATGCGGCCTTTTTTCAGCACGATTTTGGCGCCGTCGGCGTTGTACACCGCAGTCTCGCCCTCTTGCAGGTTGGTGATGCGGTAGGCGCCGTTGCAGGTATTGACGACGATGCCGTGGCTGGTCTGGCCACCCAAGGGCAATACAATGCAGTCGCTGCCGGCAGGCGGGTGGCCGGTGAAACCAAACTGCTCGGCATGCTCCAAGGCCTGCACCGTCTCGCCGTCCAGCCCCTCAATCTGCGCGCGTTGCACGCCGGCGGCGGCATCGGTGCGGGCGATTTTGCCGCGGAATGCCTGCCGGATGCCGCCCAGCATCCGCTTGATGCGGCCGTCCACTTGTTTAGCGTCCATTTATCGTCCTTAAATAACCTGTAATTCCCGTGCCTGACGGCCTTTCCGCCCGCCGCCGCGGCGTTTGCGGCTGCCCCTGCGGCGGCCTTTGCCGCCTTGGCCTTTGTTGTTTTTCGGCGGTTTGGCCTCGGGTATCCATGCCTTGTCCTCTTTGAGGGTGAGGATGGTTTGCGTGGGCTTGCCGCGCCCGCCGATGAACTTGCGCGCCATCAAAAAATAGATGCCGTCCAGCCCGTCCGGCTCGCTCAACAGTTGCAGGCGCTGGCCGGGCTGCCACAGCACGCCGTCGTCGTTGCGGTGCCCTTGCACGGTGGCGGTGATGGTGAGGCCGTCCAATTTGCTGTCGCCCAGCCGCTTTTTCGCCTTACGCTCGGCGGCCGCTTGGTTGTCCACATCCGCCTCCACGATAATCAGCGGGCGGTGCACCTTGACCGTGTCGTCTTTTACCGTGGCGCGCAGGTTGTGCTTGCCGCTGTGGCTCTGCCCCAGCACGGTAATCTCGCTGAAGCGCTGCGAAAAATCGCGCTCCACCTGCAACTGCTCTACGTTGTTGCCCTGCCCGGATACGCGCACAATCAAATCGGCCACCGGCTTGGTGGTGTAGTCGGGCCCGCCGATCACCAGTGTGCCGTCCGGCTCCAGCCACGGCCACAGCCCGTTGGCCTCGGCATACTGCGCCAAGGCATCCCAAGCGCGGCTGCCCGGCTCGATTTGCACTTTGTTGGTGCGCGCGGTTTGCGCCGCATCGATGCGGATTTTACTGATGCCCAAGGGTTTGACGATGGTGTCGATAATCTGCTTTAAATCCATATCCTGCGCGTTAAAAATCGGGCAGGAGCAATCCAACAGGATGCCGGCATCATCGCGGCCGGAAATGGTGAGCGTTTTTTGCCCTTTGGCGGTGGTGGTGCTCACGCGGTCGATGCGCCCGCTCAATACGGTATCCTCGCCCACCCGCACCTCCACCGTATCACCCGGCTGCACCGCATCCGGTTTGGCGTCTACCGGCCGCCCGAGCGTGACCTGAAAATCATCGGCCGGGGTGAGGAGGTCGCTGTCGATGTCGTAGTCTGTCCACTGGCTGTGGGTTTTGCCTGCAATTAAGAGGCTTATGGTGTTATTGGGCGTAGGCATTTAATACGGTTCCGCGGGCGATAAAGTTGGGATGCACAATGCCGGGATTGAGGCGCAGCAGCTCGGCTTGGCGGCTGTGGTCGCCATACCAGCGGAAAGCCAGCAGGTGCAGGCTGCTGTCAGTCGGCACCACCTTTTGCACCAAGGGCGGGTGCAGGTTAATCAAGGCTTGTGCCTGTTTTTGCAGGGTATGCGCCAACGTGCGCACGCTGTCGGCCAATTCGGCGCTGCCCTCCAAATAGGGCTGCTGCGGCAACAGGCGGCGCTGTTCCAGTTGGCGGTAGAGCTGCTCAGGGTCTGGCGGGTTGTCCTGATACAGCGAGAGCAGCAAGGCGGCCAACTGTTCGGCCTGCTCGGCGCTGGCGGAGAGCATCATCACCGCCAAGCGGTTGGCGGCCAAAGCGCTGTTGAGCTGGGCGCGCACATCGGCCAGCAGGCGGCTGATTTCCGTCGGCGTAAGTTCGGGCTCGTCCTGCTCGGCGGCAAAAATATCCGCCAGCTCTTTGGCCAGCGCGGTGCTGCCCACAATGGCAATCGCTGCCGTGAGCGCGGCCACATCCGGCAAAGCGGCCTGCGAGCGGGCGGGTGTGGCGCCGTTATCCAAGCCCTGCCGGTATTGCCACGGCACGGCGGCGGCTGTTTTGGTACCGCCGGCCAAATCGCGCCAGCCCGACAGGCTGCTTTCCGCCGTGCGGTGCATCCCGGCCAGCGCGCCAAACACGCCTTTGAGTTCGGTGAGCAGCACGCGCGGGCTGTTGAGTAGGTTCAGGCTACCTGAAAATACCCCGTTCACTTGGCCGTATAGCCGCCCCACTACATTGAGCACAGCGGCGTGAAAATTGTTCCAGCGGTGCTGTTGGGTGCGGATTTTGCCCAAGGCCTTTTCCAGCACGCCAAAACCTTGGAAGGCGGCCAAGTCGGCCACCCAATCCGCCTCGTCGGCCAAAGCCAGTGCCAGCTCGCGCCCGAAAAACGGCGCGGCGGCCACGCTCTGCTTGAAGCTTATGTTGATTTCGGCATAGTCCGGGCTGTCTTCGCTGTGCCGCACCTCGAAATCGGCCACCACCGTGTCCGGCACGCTGCCGTAAATCGGGTGCACCAGCTCGCCGCTGCCGTGTTCGCGCAGTACCTTGAGCAGGCGTTGCAGCCGCGCCTCGTAGTCGTCGCCATACAAAACGGCGGTGAGGTTAAACTCCAGCGCCTCGCAGCCCGTGTCCTCAATATCCGAGCCGTCCACAAAAGGGTAGCTGTGTTCGGCCAGCGCGTGTACGCCGCGCAGGGTGTCGGCAGTAGCCTCGAAGGCCACGCCCTTGTAACTGGCATCAAGCAGGGTATCTTGCCAACTCATCTGTTAATTCCTTCTGTTATCGCGCTCGGCGGCTTGCGATACGGCGGCGGTGATGTTGCCGCCCGACACCGATACGGTTACTGGCACCGGCTGCCGCGCCGCTGCCGCCAACTGCCCCGCTGCCGTGCCCATCAGGCGCGAAGCCTCCAAAAACTGGGCGGCAGCCTGCTGGTTGTGATTGACCGCTTGCGCATATTGTTCGCTGGATTGCTGATAGGTTTGCGATGACTGCTGGATTTGCTCCGCGCTTTTTTGTAACTCTGGGCTGTTGAGTGGGGATTGGTTGGTAGAACGGGATGCATCGCTATAGTTAATCAGCGCCGAACGTGGCAACGCCTGCCCATGATATTGCTGATTTAATTGCCGCATCCTTCCCAGTGCAGATCCTTCGCCTGCATTCAGCTCCGGCGAATGCAGCAGCAGGCCGGTGGCAAAATTGAAACGCGGTGCAGCAGTCAGCACGCCGGTACCCCAGCTTAACGCCCCGCGCCCGAAACCAAGTGCACCACCCCCCGCTTTAGACAGCAGGTTGCCTGCCCAGCCTGAGCCGCCACTGCGAAACAACGACAAAATGCCGGCGCCTAACCCTGCACCGCCGGCGGCTTGTGCAGCCAAAGTGGCTTTGGGGTAGCGGGTAGTGGCTTCCGTCCATTTAGTTTCAGCAGAGTTTAGGGTATCGAGTGCATCTTTGCGCCCAAGCAGCGCCAGTGAACGGTTTTGCTCTTGCCGAAACATGTCATCTCGGCTCATTACACCGATTTTCCTGTCCACTAGGCTGTTGGTTTTCGGGTCAATCCCGGCCAACCCTTGGATATATTCCTGCACCTGTTGTACATCAGAGGCGGCCAACAAACCGGCTTTGGCTTGAATATCCGGCAAAATCCGCGACAGCACGAAACCGCGCATGATATTCATCTGTTCGGCGGCGGTTTGGTCGCCGGCATCGGCCTTGGCTTTAAGTTGTTGGTATTGCTGGTCGCGCTCCAGCATAGCGTTAGCCAAACGCGATAACACCTGTACCGCGTTTTCGCCGTTGGCCTTGCCTTGTAAAACCGAATTAGCCCAATCAATACCCTTACTCGGGTCATTTGGGTTATCTATACGCGACAAGCGTCTTACCGTGTCGGCCGATAAGGTTTTTTCCAACAGGTTGCGCACGTTGTTGGCGGCTTCGCTGTTGGAGCCGGATTTATTAGAGGCAGATTGCAGGATGGACAGCAGGTAATCGAAGCCTTGGATGCCGTTTAAGCCGGAGTTTTTGGCGGCAGGTAGTAAGGCGGGCAATTCGGTTACCATGTCGGCAATTTCAAAGTTGCCCTGCATCCCCGATTTCATGGCGTGTTCAAACGCGGTAGCCAGCTCTTCGCCCTGAAATCCGAAGTCGTGCAGCACTTTCATCAGTTTGGCCACACTCTCCGGGTCGTATTGCCCGGCGCCTTCGGCGGAGGCAATCATGGCACGATAGGTGGCGGTTGCCCCTTTCTGCACCTGCTCGAAGCTCATACCGTTGGCCATTTGGCTGTTGATCAGGTTGAGCGCGGCATCGGCATTGCCACCGTTTTTGGCTACAAGCTCGGTTACCAAGTCGCGGATTTGCTGCTTGCCCGTGGTAGCAATCCAATCGGACGTTTTGCTGTTGTCTTCGCCAAAAGCCTGCCACGCTACTTGGCTGATATTGGCTTCAAGCTGTTTTTGGTTGTCCATACTCGGTTTGAGCACGGTATAAGCACCCACACCGGCAGCAGCTACTGTAGTCATGGCACCGCCCAAGCGTTGCCGCCAGCTGCCGGCGGCACCGGCGCCGCTGCGCAGTTCGTTGTTCAACCGTTGCAGGTTGCGGCGGTTGGCTTCCGCCGCCCGCGCCAGCTCGCGCTGCGACAGCGTGCCGGAGCGTGCCAAACGGTTATAGGCCGCCTGCGTGAGCTGCATTTCGCGGCGGATTTGCTGCTCGGAGCGGATGCCGAGCCGCTGGTAGGCACTGATGGCCTGCTGCCGCTGCCTCCCGGCTTGTGCCCAAGCACGTGCCTGTCCGGTGGCTGCGCGCTGGCTTTCAGTCAGCAGCCGGCGCAGGCCTTGGCTGGCATTGTCCTTAAACTTGGCAACCAGTTCTAAGGTGTTACTGCTCATTTTTTCTGCCTTTTGCTGATGTAGGTGGTGGTACCCTTACCGGACGGTTTGGGCTTAGAGGGGGATGGAGGCGGTGCAGACGGAACGGGGATGGGCACCGGCACGGATTGATAGGTGGATAAAAGCTGGCGCGCCTGCCGCACAAAACTGTTGAGTTCGGGCAGTGTCATCTCACCCACCCGCTCTTCCGACAGCCCGAAGCGGCCGAGCAGCAATACCGCTAATCGGTAGCGGTCGAGTTCGGGCGCAGCCGCTTTTTTGCCAGCAATTCCTGCGCGAAATACAGCGCATCGAAATCGCCAGCGGCCAAACCATCGGCCAACAGGTCGGTATCAATCTGTTCTGCGGGAATGTCGCCCAAGCGGTCGATGGCTAGGGCGTAGCTCTCCAGCATCCGTGCCTGTCCGTCCAACAGTGGGTCTATCTCCATATCTTCACGCACCGTAGGCAGGTGCATCACAAAGTCATAATGCAGGCTGCCTGCATATTCGATGCCGTATTTCAGGCTACCTGAAACTGTTTTGCGGTCATCGGCCACCACAAGGTTGTAATCGGTAACGGCAGCGGGGAGCAGGTCGGCACCAATGGAATTAGAGGGTTTTTTATCAGACATAAGAAAAGCCTTTAAACGTTGATTAAACCAAGATAAAGAGTAGGTTTAATTGTCGTTTAAAGGCTTAAGGGGAAGTAGTTGAGACGTTTCAGAGGGGTCGCTATTCTGCTTTCCTCACTACAAAAGCCACATTCCGGTTTTCTACCGTGATGCTGTATTTGTAGCCATCACGGATAATATCTTGAGTGGCTTCGCCTTGTTGTCTGGCGGCGGCGTTCAAAACTTCAGGCAGTGCTTTCAGCAAATCTTGCCCAATGGCCAGCTCACCTAATTTAGCACGGCCATACGGCGAGGTCATCACTTGTATTGCCGGCAAAGCGTGAGCAACATCTTTCACAGTATTGCCGGTCATTTCATACCCGGCAGCTAAAGACAAGACATTTTGGTTATCGTCAATCTTAATAATAACTCCACCAAAATCGGTTACCATCATTACATCATGGCCGCATTCGTTAGGGACAATCTCTTTGTTGATTACCCGTGCAGATGCGCCTGTACTTTTCAGCCCGGCATCTATGTTTTCCAATAAAGTTTCAGCCATCATACCCAACGGCGGCGGGCAATAGCTGCTTTGCACCTGTGCGTCCGAAGCTGGCTCAGACACAGCCGGTGCCTGTTGCTCCTGCCCGCCGCAGGCGGCCAGCCCGAGGGCGATAAACACGCCGTACAATAGTTTTCTCATTTTCCCTTCTCCATAAAAAAGCCCTGCCGATTCAGGACAGGGCTTGATTCTACCATTTTCAGGTAGCCTTTACTCCAACACCTTGCGGATGGCAAAGCCGGTAATATCAATCACCATCTCGTTGTCCACCGTGTAGCTCTCGCCAACCTCGGTCACACAAAACCCGAGGTAGCTGGTGGGTTTGGCGCCGGGCACGTCGGGCACCAGTGAGATTTTGGCGTCCTCAATGCTGCCCCAGTTGATGGCGGTGCCGTCGGTAGGCATCACAGCGGTGGCGGTGATGTCGTATTGGCCCACGCCGCGGGTGAAGCCTTTGGTGCGGCGGCTGCGGTTCATGGTTTTCACGGGCTTGCGGCCGGTGCTGTCTTTAACGTCGATTTTGGTGATTTCCACCTCCGCGGCGTCGAGATAGAGGGTTACGCTGCCGATGTATTCGGTACTCATGTTTTATGCTCCTATAAATAGAGGTCTACCACCATGCCGACCACATGCAGGCCGTTCACTACGTCGGATGGGATGCGCACGTCCAGCATGTTCACGTTTTGCTTGTCCCTCTCCACGATGAGGTTGGGCAGGTTGGCTTCCACCTGCTCCAAAATCTCGAGCTCTTCGCAGCGCATCAGCACATCGATGAGTTCGCTGCGCACCCGCGCCGGGGTTTTGTCGGAGAGTTTCTCGCGCGGGAAGCGCAGAGCCACGCGCTGGATGCAGGCTTTGCTCACGTAAATCAGGGTGCGCACGGTGGTCACGTCCAGCAGGCTCTCGTCGGCGGTGCCGTTGGCGGTTTTGGTGTAGGTGGTAATCGCCCGCACAATCTGAGCCCGGCTGCCGTCCGGGCTGGTTTCCACCGGCGCCACGCCGTTGTAGAGCGCATTTTCCTGCTCGGTACGCATGGTTTTGTCTTTGCTGTCGCACAGGCCGATGCCTTCCAAAGCCAGCGTGTTCAACGGGCGGGCGGGGTCTTCTTCGCTCGCCATCACGGATGCAAAAGCTGCCGCCAGTTCGCACGGCAGGCTGGGCGTGCCGCGATACCAAGCGCAGAGCATAAAGCCGTTGTTGAGTTTGCCCGCCAAGGTGGTGGCGGTGGCCAAGGTGCCGCTGTGGCCGTACACACCAATGGCCCAGCGTTTTTCGGTGGGCGCGCCGACTTTTTCGAGGTGGGCGCGCAGTTTGAGCAGGTTGGCCTCGTCGCTGATACCGCAGGCGATGATGTCGTGACCGTCGGCAATCACTGCGGTGAGCGCGGGCTGGATGTCGGGGTTGGCGTCGCCGCCCGCCATCGCGGTTACCGTGGTGCTGATGCCGGCGGCGGTGCAGGCCGCCAACAGGCGGATGGCATTGCCCTCGGTGCCTTTATTTTTGGCGGTGATGGTCACCACACCGGCGGCTTCGGCGGCAGACACCGGCAGGTCGGGCTGGGCGGCAATCGCAGCCTTGACGGCTTTGCCGACGGTATCGGCGCTGTCGCCGGCGGCCACAGGCACCATCAGCACATCGGCGTTGCCGATGCCCACGCGCAGCACACCTTGTGTGGTGGCATTGCCGGTAATGGTGATTTTGCCTGCGGCGGCCACGCCGGCGCTGTTGTCGGCCAGCGTGATGATGCTCAGGGCGGCATTAGCGTAGGCTTTAATGGCGGCATCGGCCATTAAATGTGCCTGACTGCCCGCACCGTAGCGCTCGGCCACTTCGGCGGCGGAATACACATCCGTCAGGGCGGATACTGCGCCCAAGTCGGTGGTGTGCTGGGCAATCAACAGCACGCGCTGCCGATTGGTAGGCAGGTTGCGCATGGCGCGTTTGAGGTTCCATTCGGCGTACACGCCGGGTTTGCGCGTAGATGCCGGGATTTTGTCAAAACTGATGTTGGCGCTGGCCATTATTTGCCTCCTTTGGCGGGTTTGGGATCAGGCTCGGATTCGGCCTCGGATTCGCGCACCAAGTCGCCGCACTCAAGGCAGCGCAGATAGTAGGCGCTCTCCTCCACGGCGACGGCCTGATGCTCGTCGATATAGCGGTGCGGCTCGCCTTCCTTCGGCACTTTCAGGCCGGCGGCGGCTCTTACCAAGATACTCATGGTGTCTCTCCTGTTTTAACTTCCGCCTCGATGGCGGGGGTGGGGTTGTCGGGCGGCGCGTGCACATGCAGGTTGGCGCCTTTCAACTCGGGGTATGGCGGGCTGGTGGCCGCCTGATAGGTCACAAAGATTTGGTCGGGGTGCGGCGGGGCGGGCGGACTGCCCGGCGGCGGGGGCGGCGGCACTTGTGGCCAGCGGCCGTTGTCCAACGCCTCCTCGATCCAATGGGTAGCAAATTCGCAGGCATACACGCTCATCGCTTCCTGCCGCTCCATCCTGCCGTTAAACAGGGTGCGTACCGCGCGCGGTTGCAGCTTGTCGATGGCCAAACCCAAATCCTGATTGGCCAGCAGGCGGCGCACCGCGTAAATCAACTGGTAGCTGCCGATTTCCCAGTGGCCGATACCGCCGGTGCGGCTGGTTTCCTCGCTCCGTAGGGAGCGGGCAGCCACCATCACCACAAACTTGGCTTCGGCCTTGTGCTTGGTGCGGCTGGTTTTCACGGCTTCGGTTTTGTCGATGCCGGCAAAAGTTACCCAAGCAGCGGGCAACTGCTGCACCACCTGATACAACCCCTCGTCGTCCAGCTCGCCGCCGTAGCTGTGCACGCCGGTAACCAGCTTGCCCAAGCCTTGGCGCAGGCGCTGCACGATGGCAGCCTCAATAAGGGCGATCACGTCCGAATACCTTTTGCTGCGGCTTGTTAAACATCACGGTGTCGCCGGTGCCGAGCTGGCCGTTTTCAGGCAGCCCGCTGATGGTGGCCGTGCCGCGCGCCACCTGCTTGAGGTAGTCGATGGCGTTTTTGTAGCGGGTGTCCATGTCATCGTTGCCTTGGCGCATACCGGTGGCCAAGCGGTAGATGGCGATGTCGCAGCAGTACACCGTCAAGAGGCGCGGGATTTGTGGAAACGGCCGCGTGTAGCGGTTCAGGTAGCCGTCGATTTCGGCAGTAGCGTCCAGCAGCGCCTGCTGTGCGATGTCGGCATTGATTTGGCCGCGGCGCTCTAGGTCGGTGAGCTGCAGCACGGTGTTGTCGCCGTAGCGCAGGCACAGCTCGTCGAGCGTGGCATAGCTAATCATTGCGGCACGTCCTCGTTATCGTCCGGCGTATCGGCCGGGCGGATTTCAAGATGCGGCTCAGCCAGCAGGCGCTGCCAATCTTCATCGCTCAATTCGCTGCGCTGTACCGTACGCCATTCATGGCGCACAAATTCCAAGCCGCAGCGGAAAAAGCGCTCGGTGCGTGAGCGCACGGCCACGGCATCGTCGGCGGCAGGCGGTTCGGTTGGTTTTTCAGGTAGCCTGTCTGCATCGGCGGTGGGCTGCACAACGGCATCCTGTTCCGGCTGGTTTTCGGGCAGGTTGCCCTGCGACTCCGGCTGCTGCTCGGTTTGTCCGCCTTGCGCTTCTTGCTGCTCGGGCGGATTGTTCGGGGTGCCTTGCAGCGGCTTTTGCACTGCATCGTCTTGGGTTTTGTTTTTTGCCATTTATCTGCTCCAAAACGGCGGCTTTAAACCGGTTAAAGCCGCCGCAAAAGGGGTTACAACAACCACGGGGTAGCGATAACCTGCACTTTGTTGTGGTGCGGGTTGTATTTGCCGTTCTCGTATTTGTCGGGTTTGATGATGCTGTTGGCTAAATCGCCCATCGTGGTCGGTACCAACAACAGGGTCGGCTTGATGTCGAGCGGGCGGCCGCCATCGCCTTTTTGGCTGATCATGGCGTCGTACACCTTGGCAAAGTTTTCCGGAGTCAATGCCTCGGTAGACATCGCGGCCATCTGCCAAAAACCAAAGCCCACGTTGGAGCGGCAATCAGCACCGTAGCGGTACTCGTTGCGCATAAACACGCCCTCGTCATCGCCTTTGGTCATGGCGGTAAACTGCATGGCCTTGCGCTCTTGGTAAATCAGCGGTTTCAGTGCGCGGCTGGTATCCAGCAGATACCACGGCGCGCCCTGCGTGCCGCCGGTGGCGGTAAACAGGTTTTTAACCAAGGTTTTGTTGCCGGTGCCGTCCACTTTTTCAAATACCGGGTGGTCGGTGTCAAAAAAGTTTTGGCCGTCGTAGCACAGGGTGGCGTTGCCTTTTTTCAGCAGCTCGAACACCTGCTGATCCGGGAAGGCGGCAGCGGCGCGGCCCATCTCGGTAAACAGCGGCGCGTAAATGCCGATGTTGTCGTCTTCGATGTCGTCGCGGTTTACTTTGACAGAGCTCTCAAAGTGTTTGTTGGCAATGGCGTAGCTATGCGCTGCCATATCATTAAAGGCACGGTCGCCCACCCACTCCCTAAAGCCCGGCCATTGGCCGAGCCAGCCGTAGGTGTTGGATTTGGTGCTGGATGGCACCACGGTGGCGATGTCCTTGTATTGGCTTTTGGCAATCTGCAAGCCGTCTTGGTAGTTTTTCTTAAAGCCGGTCATCAGGGCTTTAAGGGCGTCCGGGGTAATAATCATGGCTGCTTACTCCTGTTTTTGTTTTGCGTAATCTTCGGCGCTGATGCCCAGCATCTCCGCCACCTTTGCCTCGTCGGCAGTCAGGCCTTTTTCCGCGGCAGCAGGCGGGATGCCGCCGGTCTGCGTGGCGCTTAGGGCGGCCAAAGGCTGCGCCGTGGCCAAAAATTCGGCCAGTGCCTGCGGGTTGGATTTGCCCAAGCCTTCCGCCCATGCTTTTTGCGCCGGCAGCAGTCGGCCGTCGGAGAGGGCGGCGGTAATCAGTTGTGCGGTTTTTTCCGCCTCGTGCGCAGCCAGCTGCTGGCTCAGGGCGGCCACTTGTCGTTGCAAGCCTTGCAGTGCCGACAGCGGCACCTGTTGCGAGGCGGCAGCGGTATTGGGTGCGCCGGTCTCGTCATTGGCCGGCTGGCCTGCCGGTGCGGCAGGGGCGGCGGGCGGGTTCGGCTCGGCTGGTTTGTTTTCCGGCTTGGCTGCCTCTTTGGCGGCGGCCAAGGCTTCGGCCAGCTTTTTGCCGTCGGTGCTGCTTTGGATTTGCTGCATCGCGGCCAGCTGCTCCGCCTCGCTGGCGGTTTCAGGCAGCCCGAGCAGCGACAGCATCAGCTTTTGTGCTTCGTTCATTGCTTCGTCCTTTTGAGAGGGTTGGAGGGGGTTAAGTAATCGGGAGGCGGCAGCCAAGGCCACCGGGTCGAGTTGGTCAAGCGCCGGGGTGTTGGTGAGCGCGGGCGGCAGTAAATTCAGAATGTCGCCTGCGGCCGTGTATTGAAACACCGGCGAGATATAGCGGTATTCGCCGCCGGCAATTCGCTGCTTGGCCGCGGCCGTCCACTGCACCTCGGCATACAGCCCCTTGCCGTCGACCCATTCAAAGCCGGAGAGCCAGCCCGATGCCGGGTTGGGCTGTCCGTTTTGCGCGGTAAACAGGGTTTGGTGCTCGTAGTCCACCATCAGCCGCACCGGCCGCGCATTGAGCTCGGCCACCAAGGCGGCGGCACGCTGCGGGCTCAAACGCCAAAACGGCGCATCAACCGGGCGGCCGTCGTTGGCGCGGAACTCGCCGGCAGGAATAAGCTGGATGCGCTGCACCGTGCCGTCCACCGGGACGGAACAGGCAGCCAGTAAAAACGGGGGAGGGGTATGTTTGTTCATGGCCGCATTGTGCAGCCGGAATTGGGGAAAAAATCTTTGAAGCGCCTCACTTGGTTTTGGCGCGGATGAAACAGCCGACGGGGCGGCTGCGGTGTGATGGCTATAAAGAGGCTATAAAGCGCGTTTTTTAGCGGGGGTCGGGCGCGGGGATATACCAAACTATACCCAAGCCGTTTAAACGCCGTTTAGCGCGATTTTGGGCGGGGTGTCGTTTAACTGCCTTTCGGTAGGCCGCAGACAGAGGCCAAATAGTCGCTCACCGTCTCCACCAGCTCGTGCTCGTCTTGCGGGGTGAGCTGCATAAACGGGCGTGCCGGAATGCGGCTGCCGGGGTGCTTCACGCTTTTTACCGGATACGCCCCCGTTGCCCATGCCAGCGCCTTTTTGTGGCGCGGGTAAATCATGTGCGCGGCGGTTTGCCCGCCGAAGTTGTGGATGGCGGCATAGGCCACATTGGTGCCTACCCGCGCGCTATCATTGTCGCTGGCCTCGGTGATGCTGTTGCGCAGGCGGCCGGTGTTTTGCAGGATTTTGTGGTTGCGCACATGCTTGTCAAACCGCACCTGCGATACCTGCCCGCGTTTCGTCAGCGCCCCGGCACGGGAGAGCTGGCTGCCCAGCTTCAGCCCCGCCCAAGCCGGGCGGCCTTGGCTGTTAAAGTTTTCATCCACCGCCTGATGCAGCCTGCCGGCAATCAGGCGCATCAGGCTGCCGCGCTGCTCCAAGCCCTGCGCTGCGCGGCTGATGTTTTGCTGCAACTCTAACGTCTTGATTTCGATTTCGATCATAGCTATACTGTAATTCACAAATAGGCAGGGGTAGTTTCCAACTGGTAAAGGTTATGGTTTCCCCATATTATGCGGGTTCGAATCCCGACGCCCCTGCCTATTTTAATTCATTCCTGCCGGGGCTTTCCCCCAAACCAGTGTATGCTGGTTCAATGCTTCTTTCCAATTCGTGATTCTGCCGCCGGTTCGCACAATATTCATCATCTCTTTGCTCTTCTTCTCCGGCTTATCCACCAACAATACCAATTTGCCCTGCTCGGTCTCATAAATAAACCATAATGTCGGATTTTTGGCATTGGTTTGTACATACACCGAGTCCGGCTTCAGCAGCAGCTCCGGCACACGCCGGATAATGGCTGCATCCAAAGCCCGACCGCTTGCCGCCTTGCTGTCGCGCAAGGCATGGGTAATGTCCGCATCCCCCATACTGATAACGGCCGACTGAGGCATGATGTTGTGGGCGGCCAGCGCATCCAGCAGCTCGGTGTGCAATACGCCCACGTGCATTATGCGGTTGCTGCCGTGGCCGCCGGCGGCCAAAAAATCAAAGCGCCGGATAAACTCATCCGACAGCGTCTTAAAAAAGGCCGGCTGTTTCAGCGCCTCGCCCACCGCCATACTCGCCAACCGCGGCGGCAAATCCACCGCCCGTTGCATCTGCAACTGCCCCAGCTGCGCCAAGTGCCGCTTGCCCACGTTGCCGTCAAAGCCGCGGTCGGCCATAAAGGAGCGGCCGTCGGCCAAACGGATGGCGCGGGTCGGCTCAGTGTCGCCCGCTTTGTTCACCACGCGGTACACCTCTTCCAGCCGCCCCTCGCTGTCGGCCACTTCCAGCCCGCGCCGGGTCAAATCGGCCGCGCTGTAGGCGGTTACCGTGCAGCGGCAGTTAAAGCCGTTGGGCGGGTAAAAGGTATCCCAAAACGGGTCGTCGATGTGGTACACCTGCCCGTGCAGCTCGCGGTGCAGCGGGCGGGTGCGGTTGTCCATAACGGCGGTGTATTGCAGATAAGGCATGGCGGCACGGTTGTCTTGCAGCTCCTGCCAACGCCCGGCCATATACGCATTTTGCATATTAGTGCGGTAAATCACCTCCAAGCGCTGCGGCGTGATGCCTTTGCCCAGCAGCTCGCCGGTGGCGGCATCCACCATATCGCCTGCCTGATCCAGATGCAGCCCCTTAGCCGTCAGCTGCCGCTCCACCGCATCCCTAAATTTAGCAAACGGCGTGCCCTTGGCCGCCGATTCGCCCAGCGCGCGATGGATGTCGGCCACCACATCCTGCCGGTAGATGCCGGCGATGGTCTGCGCCTTGGCCGCTGCTTGTTGCATCCGCTGCGGCCAATCGGTCGGCACCGTGTAGCCCAAAGTCTCAAAATAACGGATGGCACGCCCCGGCGGCAGGCCGAAGGCATAGGCCAAATCCACTTGATTAGCGCCCACCGATCTGCCCCCACAAGTCCGCCACAAACAGCACGCGCCCCAGCGCCTCTTGCAGCTGTGCGGTGTCCAATTGCGGGTAGGCCGCCAGCAGGCGTGCCGCCGCATCCTCGTAGCTGCCGCCTTCGGCGATGGCTTGGCCGAGTTGCTTAATCAGCGGTTCAAGCAGTGCGGGCAGATCAGTATTTTTCAGGTAGCCTGCAATACCGTCGTCCAACGCCAGTTGGTCGGGATAGATGATTTCACCCTGCCGCGACAAGGCTACCTGCCGGTAGCGGCTGGCCTGCGCCTGCCGCAGTTCCGGCTGGGTGCCAAGCATGGCCAGCATGTCTTGGTCGTCGGCCGCCTGCGGGATGGCCAGCTTTTCGTGCGCCCATTCCAGCGGGATTTTCATGCCGAGCTGCACCAATTCGGGCAGCGCCTCGGCATACAGCTTCATGTCTTCCGGCTGGCGGGTGTCAAACTCAAAATAGGGGATGTTATTGGGGTCGGTGATGCCCTTGTTGAGATACAGCAGCGGCGCAATCAGCTGCCGGGTCAGCGTGGCTGCCAGCTGCTTGGCGTCAGACGCCAGCAAGTCGTGCCGCACTTCATTGTGGATTTGCCCCAGCGCGTTGGTGCTGGTTTTGCCGTCTGCCTGCGTGGTCAGCGTGCCGCCCAAGATGATTTTGGATTGGGTGCGCTCGCACCAGTCCACCATGCTCATAAAGGTGTCGCCGCTGCCGCTGGCCGCGTCCAACAACTCCAGCATCATGGTTTCCGGGATGATGCCGGCCGCATTGTGGCCGATGCCCACCAGCGCGTTAAGCAGGGTGGTTTTTTCCTTATCCGATGCGCCAGCCGGGTATTTGCCCAGCCGCACCGGCAGGCCGTAAATTTCCAAAAACTCGGCCAAGTCGCGCACCGAGTAGTTTTTAAATAGATACGGCCACGCCAGCGAGCGCATCAGCCCGCCGCGCGCCAAGAAGCCGCTGCGCGCCTGATGGCGGTGCACAATCCAGCCCAGCGGCCACAAGTCCTGCGGCTCCTGCCCGTTCACGCCCAGCAGCTTGAGCCGGTTGTGTTTCAGGGAAAACCAACCCTGCGGGCGGTGGGTAAACTTGGCCGGCAGCCATAAGCCGTCCACCTGCTGCCAGCTGATTTCCACCGCGGCGAAGCCGTGGCCGAGCGCGTCCAGCAGGTCAAACAGCAGCGCCTCAAAGTCCGGCAGGCCGTAGAGCCAGCCCGCCACCTCTTCCGCCAGCTGCCGGCCGGCCTCATCGGCATTTTTTGGAGCGGATACCCGCCAATCCAAGCCGGTTAAAGCGCGTTTGCGCTTGCTCATCTCGGCAAAGATGTGGCCGTCTTTTTCCTCCATATCGGCAAACAATTCCGACTGCGCCGTGATGTCGCCATCTTCCGCCCCTTCTAAAATCTGGTGCAGTTTCTGCGGCGTCAGCCCCTTGCTCGGATGCTCGCCGATGGTGCCGCGGGCTTTGGCCAGCTGCGCGGTCTGCTCGCCCTTGCGCGGCGCTTTCGGCGCAGGCTCAGTGCTGCCTGTAATAGCGGATAAAACGGCGGTAAAACGGGATTTGATAGACATAATTAAGCGGCAAGATGCAGTTAATCTTGCCGCTATTGTCAGATGTAAGGCCGTCTGAAACCGTTTGAGCCGCCTCAGCGGGTTGTTACCAAGCGCCGCTGCCGAAAGTCAGTACCCCGTCGCTGCCGCTATGGCGCGGTACGGCGGTGTAGTCAATCGCACCGAAGCCGCTTTGCGCCAGCATCCACAGCATATGCAGCGCATCCGGGCCGTCGTCATGGTCGGCCATCGGAAAATGCCGCAGCTGCTGGATCAGCGTGCTTTGGCTAGCATGCAGGCGGATGAGGCCGTTGGCCATATGCGGTTGCAGGCTCTCAATCCTCAACAGCTTATCCGCCACTGGCTTGATGCCGCGCGCCGGAATCGGCACGCCCGCCGCCGCGCCGCGTTTCACCAGCTCTATTTTTAAAAACTCCTGAAACTGCACCGTCTCGATACCCCACAGCAGGCAATGGTATTGCCGTTGCAGCGCGATAATGTCCTCAATGATGCGGTCTGGCAGACGTTTTTTAATCTGCGCCTCCACCACATCCAGCACGCCGGTGCGCTTGTTAAAACCGCCCACCAGCAACGCCGACGGGTCGCGGCTCGCACCAGCCTTGCCCAAACTCGGGTCGCAGGCGCCGAAAAACAGCCACTCGTTATCGCGCTGTACCCAAAAATGCAGGCTGTTGGCAAACGGCGCGGCATCGCCGGATACCGGGTCGTTTTGGTACTCACTGTCAAACGCCGCATGCCCCACGCGGGCGCGGATGGTCATCAGCTCCAGCACCCCGCGCGCCGCCCAACTGGTAACCGCGCCGGCTTCCATTTCCGCGCGGTGGGCGCGGTAAAACGCCAACGCCATTGCTTCGCCCTCATTGCGGTACAGCTCTTCCCACTGCTCCCACAGCGCCATATTGTCCGGCCAGCGGATCATGGCCTGAAATTTTTTGCGGTGCCAAAACGGGTTATTTAAGGTGCGCGCCAGCACGCTGTCATAGTGCAGGATGGTACCGATGTAAATCACATCGTATTTCATGCCCACGCCGCCCAAAGGCAGAATGGTTTTATCCAGCCAGTCGTTGAGTTTTTTGCGCTGCTCCGGGCTGCGTACCTGCTCGTCGTTCTCGATATCGTCCAAGATGGTTAAATCCGGGCGGTAGGGGCCGTGGCGCAGGCCGCGCAGTTTTTTGCCCGAGCCCGCCACCTGCACCTTGATGTCGTTGGCGGTCACAATCGTGCCCGCCTGCCACACCCGCCCTGCGCCCGCCGCCTCGGGAAAGTCGGTCAGCAGGCGCGGGTTATAGGCCAGCTCGGCCTTAATCGCCTCCAGCATCGGGTAGGCTTGGTCGATACTGTCCATCACGATTACGCAGTAATGCTTCTGCGCGGTTACGATGCAATACAGGGTAAACAGCTGGGTCACCAGCGTGGATTTACCCTCGCCGCGCGGCGCGCCTGTCGCTTCCGGCACACCCTTCGGCTCGCGCAGGATTTCAGGTAGCCTCGTAAACAAAAACTCGTGCAGTTGCGACTTTTCCGCCGTGTGCACATAATGCGGGAAGTAGGTATAAACAAAGTATTCAAAGCCGCTTATCGGGTCGAACACCTTGGCCCGGCGTTCCGCAATGGCTGCCGGGGTCGATTCAAAGCCTACCACTTCCGCCTCGATGGTGCGCCGCAGCTGGTCGGCAATGGCGGAGAGGGATTTTAGAAACTCTTTATTTTTCATATAGATTATGAATAAAATGGACAATAATTTAGGATGGTTAGATCGCAAATTACAAAATGCAATTCTTGTTTTTTGCGCAGAAAAACCAGAAACTCATTGCTCCGCGGGGGATATTACTTATGAATTAATATGTGCACAGGGTAGTAGAATAGTGAACCTTGAATTTACCTACCTAGAAGAAAAGTTCCCCATTGAAACACCAATTCCTGTCACTCACGCCAGATATAGACATCTTGAACCTAATCCCTTTTATGAACATTGGAAACAAATAGTTATTCGTAATATATGTTATTTAGCTGGACATGATTTAGTTGTATTTGATCGAACCACTTTAAGACTTAGAATAACTTCAAAAGGAATTGATTTTATTCAGCAAGATAGCGGATTATCTGCCATTCTTGGTGTGCAAATTGTCAAAATCCATGCTGACACACTAAACGAATTAAAAACCATACTAGCCGATAAACTGAATCAATCCGACTTACCCGAAGCCGAAAAAGCCAAATTACAGGAAAAATTGGCCGAATACGGTGATGTCGGCATCAAACACTTCATCACCAAGTTACTGGATGTGGGTGTGCAAAACCTACCGAAACTTATCTCTACCCTCGGTATTCCCGGCCTATTCAACTAACCAAACCTCTTCTCCACCTCCGCCCCAAACGGCTCCAGCACCTCTGCCAGTGCGCCCAGTTGTTTGGGGTGTTTTTCCGATACAAACTGCACCAGCAGCTCCACCACCTCCAATGCGGTGGCCAGCTTGCTGGTTTCCGGCAGGATTCTGGCGTTGGCCGCCACGGTCTTGTTATAGGCATCGGCCAAACTGGCCAGCAGCTTGACCTTTTCCGCCGGGCCTAGGTCGCCGTCCTGTTGCAGCAGCTCCATGGTCGAGCTGTATTGCTGCAAGAAGCCGGCCATTGTTGCCCGCCCCAGCTCTTCGATGCTGCCGCCGGCCAGCGTGTAGGCGGCGCGCATTTTGTCCCAATCGTCGCCGCGCTCGCGCGCCTGTTCGCGCCAGCGCCGCGCGGTGGCCTGCGTAGTACCGCACATCATCGCCGCCGTTTCCAGCGTTTGATTGCCGGAAACGTAGAGTTGGCGCAGGCGGTCACGGGTTTCTTTCGGGTGAGCCATAGTCAATTAATCCAAATTAAAAGCCGAATTTAGCGCGGATAAAAGCAATGCCGGTGGCCACCACGCCGCCGCTCACCGCGCCGGATACCGCACCAGCCAAACCGCCGTTGGTACGGGCGATGCGCTGACAATCGGCCTGTATTTCGGCCAGCCGTTTATCCATCGCTTCCTGTTTGGCAATGGTTACATCCTGCTTTGCGCTGATTTCGCGCAACATTGCTACAACGGGGTCGTTCATGTTTTGTCCGCCTTCCTATCCAGTTTGTCGCTGACTTTTTCTATTTGATTTTTAATGTCGTTTAATAGATCCAAAATCTCGCTGCGCGCCTCCCGCGCCTCGGTTTTGGTTTGATAGCCCATCTCCACCGTATGCAACCGCTCGCGCAGCTCCTGCCGGTCGTGTTCGGCCTCTTTAAAACGGTCGGCCAAACTCTTGATGTAATACCACAGCGCGGCCACCAAAAAGCTCACCCCGCCGCCGAACACATACTCAATAGTTAAAGGCGTGCTCATCCGCATCCTCCCAAAATATCACTTGGCAATCGATACCGGGTTGCTGCCGGCTGCCTACATGCAGGCATGGGCGGCGGTTATCCACATCAAACTCCACCTCCCCGCAGGTTAATAAGGCTTCTTTCACCGTCTGATACTGTTGATTCAGCGGTAGGTGGGAGCGTACTAAATAAAACACCACACGCAGGTTGGCGGTCATGCCCATTTGGTAGCTCCAGCTGCCAGCCGACAGCTTGCGCTCCACCGAGAGCACAAACCCTTCCTGCTCGCGCGCCCGCGCCAGCTTAAGCTCGATGCCGGCATGATCCACCGCCAGCTGCTGTTGTACTAATTCGCGGTATCTACTCACGATTAGCCCCTCGGCCGTTGCCATACCAAACCTGCCAGCCACGCGTCTGTGCATCGCGCTTGCCGCACCATGCGCCGTACTCGGCGGCGTGGTTAAGCAGGGCTTCCGGGCTGCCTGAAGCAGGCGGCGCTGGGCGTTCGTAATCCACCAGCAGTTCCGCCGGAGCGGGCGGCAAGGTCGGCCGCTCCACCACTTTAATCGGTGCTGTAACCGAAGGCTTGGCGGTAGAGCCGCAAGCTGTCAGCGCCAAGGCCGCTATGGCAGCCGCCAGCACCGTTGTCGCGTGCAATCGCATGGGGTATCTCCTGTTTGATATGGGTGGTTTGCCTGTCTAAGCGGCGGTTGGCTTCGGCCAGTTTCACGGATTGGCTCTGGGCAAAATCAACCCATTTCTGCCGTTCCGCCGCCACTTCGGCCAGTTTGGCGTTGTAGGCGCGTTCCGCCTCCAACTGTGCGTGTTGGTGTGCGGCGGCCACTGCGGCCATCTCGGTTTTGGCCTTGCCGTCGCGGTTCAGGTAGCCTGCGCGGTAGCAGGTGGCCGCCACAGCCAGAGCCAGCAGCAGCGGCAGCAGCTTTTTCCACAGGCTGCCTACGGGCAGCAGCTTACTCAGTAGGGGCATCCACATCATTTTCACGCTCCGTTTCCTGTTTGATGGCCGCCAGCTGCGGGATAACCGATAAGCCGCGCCGCACCAAGGCAAAACCGCCCACAATGCCGCCGTAAGCCCACCACATCCACTCCACGGGCTCAGGAGCCATCACGAACTTATAGGTCATGACCGCGTAGGCGATATTGGTCCAGATTTTGGTGTGGCTGGCCTGCCCCGTGGCCGGGTTGGTAAAGTTACCGGCCAGCCAAGTGCCAAACTTATTCATCGTTTCGCCTTTCTGCGCCGCTTGGCCGCCCGTCTGGCCGCGGCCACGCCGCTGCGCTTCCAGTTCGGCAGCGGCAGCATGATTTCCACATCACGCCGTTGCGGCCATTCCCTTTCTTGTGTCGGGTGTCCACCCGGCAGGGCAAACATGGCCAGCGCCATCAGTTTTTTACGCCAGCTCATGCCGCCACCTCCGCCGCAATCGCTTCGGCCACCGCACGGCAGATGTGCCATTTGGTCTGCTTCCACTGCGCAAGGTCGGCATCATTACTGATAAAAAACGGCTCTAAGATAATGCCGCCCGCCTGCGCATAGGCCAAACGGCTGTGCTGCCCGGCGTTGTCGGGCTTGTAGCCGCCCTCGCCGCGCAGTTTCCAGCCACTGGCAGCGGCCACCGCTGCGCATATACGCTGGCAGGCTGCCTTGTTTTTCAGAATGGAGAGCGCCTCAATGCCCGTCGCCTCTTTCTTTGCGGCGGCATTGGTGTGAAATTCCACCGCCAAGCGGCTGCCCTTAATCAGTTTCACAGCTTCGCGCAACGGCATATTGCCCTTGCCCTCGCCGTCGGTTTTAACCTCCAAGCCGTAATCGGTGCGCAGGATAGAGGCCACGATATTGCGCATGTCCTGCGCGATATCCGCCTCGCGGTCACTGCCGTTCACGGCACCCGGGTCGGTGTTGGAATGTCCGGCTGTAATGGTAATAAACATGATAAAAACCCCAGTGGTTACACTGGGGTTATTGTCTATCGGCAGGCTGTTTGAAAATGCTTGAGGCGGCTCACACGGTTAAAGCAGCGAGATTTGCCGGCTCTCCGGCGGCGGGGCGTTATCGGTCTTTTTGAGGATGTCCCACACCGTGCGGTCGGTGAGGTGGTGGCATTGTGCTAAATTCTGCACCGCCCAAAACGCGGTCATATGGTCGCGGCTCACCAGCTCGTCAAACTGGCGGCGGATTTTGCGGTGCAACAGCTCGCGCACCGCCCGTTCGCATTTCGGCAGCCACAGCCGCTGGCGTTGACCGAAGGCGCGGCACAACTTGTCTGCCGCCTGCTCGCCCACCACTTCCGCCAAAGCGGCGTGGGTAGCCTGCCCGGCACGCTTCACATTACAGGATACCGGGAAGGTAGTGCCGCCGTAGGCGCGCAGCAGAGCGAGCGTCGGCTCGGCGCCAATCAGCCCCACCATTTCCATCACGCTGTCCGGCAGCAGGTGGCGCACCGCATCAAAATCCGTTTCGTCATAGAGTTCAAACGACATTATTTTTCCCCTTTCCGGCGGTTGGCATAAATCTGCAAGGCCGCCACCAGTTTGTGCAGTTTGTCATCCGGCAGCCAATGCACTTGGTCCACGCCAAACATCCGTTTGGCCATCCCGTGCGCATAAGCCCAAGTCAGGCCGTTATCCAGCAGCAGCGCTTCCGCCTTGCCAATCATCTTGGAGGCCGAGCGGCGCGGGCTGGGGCGGCGCCCCATCGGGCGGCTGGCGGCAAAACCCTGTCGCTGCATGGCCGCCAGCACCGCTTCCAGCTCGCGCAGGGTCATCTTGGCGCAGGAGCTTTTGCCCGTTTCGCGGCGCAGCAGGGCGCGGTAGGTGTCGTCGTCCAAACCCAGTTGCGCTTTGCCAATGTGGATTTTGGCTTTCAGTTTGTTCAGATTGGCCTGCATTTTTCAGGTAGCCTCTTGTAATGATCCACTCATGCCGCCGCATCCGGCAGCGGCATGGATTGAGCATCACTGATTCACTAGCTCTTTGAGCTGCGCGCTCGGCTTAAACCGTACCTTGCGTTTGGCCGCCACCTGCACCGGCTCGCCGGTTTTCGGATTGCGGCCGGTGCGCGCCGCCGTCTCGGTTACCTCAAATACGCCGAAGCCGTTTAGCGGCACCCGTCGGCCGTTGGCTAAAGCCTCGCGGATGGTATGCTGCACCGCCAGCAGCGCAATTTCGGCTTCGGCGCGGCTCATCTTGCCGTGTTCGGCGATAGCCTTAATTAAATCCGGTTTATTCATGATTTAAACTCCTATTTAACTGTTTTAAACTGCGGCAAACCGTGCCGCGCGGGTTTCGATTTTTCAGGTAGCCTTTTATTTTGTTATCCACTCATAATCCTGCCAGCCGCCCAGCAGTCCGGCCAGCTCGTCCAGCATGGTGGTCAGCGTGTTGGCCATGATAACTTGCGAGGCATAAGCCTGTTCGGCGGCTGTGTCGCCACCTTGAGCCTCCTCGGTCAGTACGTCCAAATAACGGATGTTTTTCATGGTCAGTTTGTCGGTCAGCACAAAGGCGATGCTTTCGCGCCATACCAAACCCAGCTCGGCCACGCGCTTGCCGCATTTCACATGCTGCACCACCTCTTCGGCGGTTACGTCTTCGCGCTTGATGCGCACCTCGGGAGCCATATCTCCGGCACCGACCAAGGCCACGTAGTCATCCAGTTCAAACAGCCCGTCCGCCTCGCCGTTGTGCAGCCATTCGGTCATCAGCTCGGAAGGCGAACGGTGGGCTGTCGTCGTCCAGGCATGCAACCCGCCCAGTGCTTCGCGCAGTCGGCTGAGCAGAGTTTCCGCTTTGTTGCCAGTCTGGTTAACCAGCAGATAACCGCCAACCAAGACTGCATCAGTGCGGCTGGCGCGGGTAAAGGCTCGCGGCAGTAGCTCGTCAACAATCTGCTCTTTCAGCTCCTGTCTTTCTTTGCGACCAACTTGGCGGGCTTCCTCCGCTTCGATTTTGGCAATTTTTCCGTCCAAGACAGTTTTGATGACCGCACCCGGCAGCACCCGTTCTTCGCGCTTCAGGGAGATGCCGAGCGTTTTGTCTGCGGCAAATACCAGCTCGTCACCAAACGGCTGCGGCACAGCAAAACCGTCGGCAAACCAATCCAGCCCGCAAGGCGGCGCAAAGCGGTGTTCGTCCAAAGCAGCGGCTAAAACGGCCGCATCCGGGGTTTCAGGTAGCCTGTAGGCTTGGCATTGTTTAAACCACATCTTTTTGCTCCTCATCATCGGTTACACATTTGATACCGTTTACCCAGCCTTCTTGGTAATTCACCTCTCCGGCTTTGACCTGCACTGCATGGGCTTTGACATCACTCCAATCCATATTACTTTCTGCCCAATCTGAAATAGCCCCTTCGTTTTCGTAATCAGTAAATTGCTGCTCGGTTTCAGCTTTAACCTGCTCACGGTCTCTTCCATACTTTTCAACATAGTAAGCAGTTCGGTTGTCGGCAATAACCTGTACTGGCACGCGCCAAACCGAAAAATCGGGCATTTCTACCAATAAATATTTTTTCATTTTTTCAAACTCCTACATAGCAAACCAAATTGCGGCACTGATGGCAAACCATATAGCCGCCCAGGCAAACCACCAGCGGCCTTCTCGGCGGTAGGCTTCAGCCGTGGCACAGTAGTGCTGTGCCAACTCCAGAGCGCGGTAGCCGCAAGTATTGATGGTGTCGGACACATCAATTTTCAGGGTGCAGTTGATTTCTCTGCCTGCTTTATCGGCGCAGGACTTGCCTTCATTCAGCATTACAGCCATCTCACACCCCCGCTAATTCCGGGTCGCTGGGTTCGATCACGATTTTCTCCACCCCGCTCATAATCTTGATACCCGGCACCTGCCCGTCGGCAAACAGCTCGGCCTCGTTGAGGATGGCCTCCTTGTTGATTTCTTCTTTCAGCCGCACAAAGCGAGCCAGCGCGGTTTTTTCCTTCAGGTAGGCCAACACCGCCGCTACACCGGTTACACGCACGCTGGGCGGGTCGGCACGCCATTTCACGATGCCGGTTACAAAATCCACGGTCTTGGTTTTGTAGCCTTCGGTCAGCTCTTCGCGGTTGGCTTCGCAGTAGGCCTGCACGCCGCCGGTGAGCTCGGCCAGTTCGGCGCGCAGCGGGTCGGCCAGCTCGTTGTACTCCTGCTCGATGGCCGCCTGCTTGTCGCCCATCTCGGCTTCCAAGCGTTTTACTTCGCGTGCCAAGTCGCCGATGCGGCGGATTTGCGCCGAGGCTTCCACGCGGCTCTGCACGGCGGCCGTCAGCGCGGCCTGTTTAATGCGGGTTTTCTTTTTCGCTACCATTGCTTTTTCCTTTCAAAGATTTCAGCGATTTTTTGATACAGTTTTTTCAGGTTTTCCCGTCCCCGGGCTTCTTCTTCCGGCGTGAGTTGCCGTTTGTGTTCCAACTTCGGCGGCTCCGGCCTCGGCGGCAGACACCTAATCAGCATCTTGGGTGTCGGCCAGCGTTCGATTTCGGCCAATAAGCAGGCAAATGCCCGGGTAATGCGTCCCGCATCCTGCTGCTCGTCCCATTGGATGGGCAGTGAGGCAATCGCCTCCATCCATACACTGGCCGTCAGCTTGATGCCGCTATTGGGCGGTGCGCCGTCCGGGCGCAGCATCATCAGTTTTTGCAACCCGGTTAGGATTTCGTCGCGGGCAAATTTCGGCAGGGGCTTATCCATGCTTCATTTCCTCCAGTTGGGCTACTGCGTCCAAAGTCTTGCTGGTTTGCTTCAGACTGCCGCCACTAATAGCCGGGGTCGCTGCGCCATCGCCAATAGATACTGACATTGGTGCCGCATTGCCCGCCCAACCGGCAATAATCTCGTATAGGTAGCCGTGGGATTTGAGCGGGGTTTTCAGGCGGCCGCTGTCGCGGGCGGCCAGCACCTCGTTAAACGCATAAGCCCAGGCGGCCACTGGGGCGGGGTAGGATTGGCCGTTGCGGTAAATCTGCCCGGCTTGGATGTCCGGCAGCAGTTCAGCCATCAACGAAGCCATGCGAGCTTGAGAGAGCGCAGACTTGTTCGGGCGAAACAGGCCAAGATATTTCACTAGCCCCAGCGTCATCGGCCCGCCGATATTGGCCAGCGTCCACAAGCTCTGCCGCGCCTGCTCGTGGGCAATCAGCGCATCGAGGGAGTTTTCGGCACCGCAGCACGGGCAACGGGTTTTCATGCTGCCGCTCCCTGTTCGGCAGCCAGCCGGATAAAGGTGTCGATGTTTTCGCGCTCGGCTTGCAGGGCAAACGCCTTGTCTTCGGCGCTCATGTCGCCCGGGTAATCGCGCAGGATCATCCAATCGAGCCTTTGCGTTTCCAAATTCGGAATCAGCTCAATGCCCTTACCAATATCAGCCACCTTGAAATAGTCATATCCATCACCGTGATAGCCGACTTTTATGGTAGTGCCGTCGCAGTCCAACACCACCGCTTCAACCCCATCATGGAAGCGCACCATGTCGCCAAATTTGATTCGCTGTGTCATTTCTAAGCTCCTAACTTCTTCATCATCTCATCACGCCTTTTTTGCGCCGCTGCACCGATGGCTTGATAGTGTTTGCAAGCCACGGCCTTGCGTGACCAATAGCGGCCGATTTCTCCTTTGGCGCAGGGCGCAAAGCCAAACCTCAACATCGGCGTCGGCCTAGGCTTTTTGTCTTTTCCCGGCTCGCTGGTTTGCCAATATCGGCAGCGGTAACAGGTTTGCTCGGTCATTTTCAGGTAGCCTTTATCCTTTTGAATCCCACTACCCACACCCACGGATTGATGCCCCATGCTTCGGCACCGTTGATGTAGTTCCAATACTTGGCGAAGCTGCCGACCGCATCGGTTGTTGCTGGATCGCTATCCGTACCTTCTGCCAGAGCATCCTCCCAGCTGATGGCCTGAACTCGCTCCACCTTGATGCCGGTTATTTCCAACATGATGCGGCTGTGTTTGCGCGGCATATGGATGGATGGTTTCCAGTGGATGTCGATGGGGGTAGGGGCGATGTCATCAGCCCTGTAGAGCAGGCTGCCTGTTTCCGGGTGCACTGCCCAAGCCTCGCGTACCCACAAGCGGTCGCCGGGTTGTCCATAGGGACAGGGGACAAACTGATCTAAACGTACATGCGGTTCCTGTTTGCCAAACAGTGCGCCAAAGCGGTTTTTGTGGTGCCCCAGCACAATTAATTTTCTCCAGCTCGAATCCAGTTGTAATGCCCGCCGAGTCTGTGTTTTACGACCTTCTAAAATCGCCCGCACCATCGGACCGCTGAATAAAATCGGACGTTCTTTCATCACTAACCCCTCTGTTTCTTCCGATAACTCGGCCGCTTGTCTTGTGCCTGCCTAGTCTTGCGCTGCAAATACCGCTGCCCCATCAATTGCAACTTAAACTCCTCATCGCTCAAGTTGTAGCCTCGTCTAATCGGTCGCCTCATCATGGTTTTATCCTTTCGGTTTCAGGTAGCCTGTCGGCGATGGGCTCATACACAATGCCGCGCATCCGCTCTTGGTCACTCATGCGGCTGTAGGTCGCTTCCCATTGCGTTGCTTCACGGTCGGCCTGCTGTTGCAGGGTAGCCATGCGGTCGCTTGCTGGCTCGGCCTGTACCAGCACCCTGTTTGCTGCCGGCTGCGGGGTGCAGCTGCCGGTCATGGCGGCATAAGCCAGCGCAATCAGCGTGCCCACCATCCAGCGCCGCAGCGCCGGTTTCAAGCTGTCTTGCCACATTATTTCCTCCCGTCTTGGATACCGCGGAGTACAAGCTCAATAGCCCAGCCCACCCCGAAACCCACAATCGCAATGGCAAAGGCCAAAGTAAGTGCCGCGCCTATCACGCTGCCGAAATTAGCTTGGTTAAACCATGTCCAAAATTCACACATTTTTCATCTCCTCTTTGCTTAGTGAATCAACATCTCGGCAAACTGCCGTACCATTTCCACGGAGGGATCCTGCCGGTTAATCCGGGCAAGCCGCACCACGCCGCGCAGCATCTTGTCCAGCCGGCGTGCGTTGCCTGCGGCGGTGCGCACCAGCTCGGCGGCGGCCTCCTCATCCATATCCGGCATCGCTTGGGCCACAATCTGTGCCAAGTCTTCATCCGGCACGCTCTCGCCTAAATCCAGCTTAAAGGCCATGCGGCTGTAGAGCTGTTTTAATTCGCCATTTTTGCCGCGCAGGTTGACTAGCAGCCTCGGCATCCCGGCCAACACCAAGCCGCAGCCGGTTTTGTCGTGCACGCGGCGCAGGCATTCCAGTGCCCGCAGCGGCAGGTTTTCCGCTTCATCCACCAAGATGATGCGGCCGCTGTCGCGCAATCGGCCCACCACCGCATCCATCAGCTCGTTCAGGCTGCCTTTACCCTCTGCGCCCAGCATGGCGGCCAGCTTTTGCAGCAGCACTTTGGCGGTATAGGTCGGATCGGTCTCAATCATCAGCGCATCGGGTGCCTGTTTGCAGTATTCGCGCAGTGAGCTGGTTTTGCCCAAGCCGGCCTGTCCAAATAGCACCACTGCTTCGCCTTCCACGTGTGCCAACCGCAGCACGTCGCGCACCCGCTTGGCCGTAGTCGTCAGCACATAGTCCACCTCCAGCTTTCTCTCGGCTTCGCGCTCGCGCTGCTTTTGCAGATAGGCGGCAATCTTGCGTTCGATTTCCTGCACATTGCCCGGGTATTTGCCGTGCAGGTATTGGTTCACCACGGGCGAGGTTACGCCCACGGCACGCGCCACCGCCGATTGCGAGAGGCCGTTATCGCTGATATAGTCTTGTAAATCCTGTCTGATGCTCATCTTTAAAATCCTTTTAAAAAGGGGTTTCAGGGTTTTCAGGTAGCCTGTTGCCGCAGGCTGCCTGTTTTACTTCGCTTGCTGCCGCTCCCATTCGTCGCGGTCGCTTTCAAACATAAATATCTGAGGTTTTTTCGCCGGCACGGGTTCGTAGTTCCCATTGCCAACCAGCAGGCCAAAATCGGGCTGGTGCTCGATGGCCGGGCGGGTTTCTTCTTTCGCCAGCCGGATAGTGTTTTCGGCGCGTTTGATGCGGCCTTTGGCACGTTTTTCCGCCAGCTGGTCGCGCACCGTAATCGGCATAGCTGCGCGTTTGTTGCCGTCCACCTTGGCTTTGCACACAAAGCTGCCGTCCATCTTGTACACATACACCCACTCGGCATCGTCGTAGTCGTAGGCCACCCGCACGTCTTCGCCGTGCAGCTCGGCCAATTCGGTCGAAAAATACACATTGCCGAACAGCTCAATCTGCCCGCGTGCTGCCTTGCGCACTTCTTGCGGCCTAAACAGCACGTCCAGTTCCGCTTCGGCCAGCAGGTCGGGGGCGAGGTTTTCCTGCTGCATCCGCAGGTCGCGGTATTCCAGCGGGGTGTAGTGCACGCCGTCGGCGTTTTTCGGCAGTTCGCTGTGCGGCCGGTTGTTGTAATCGGCAATACACTGCATCACATCCGCCATAAACTGCTGCCAGCTCGGCAGCTTGGCCTTGTAGCGCTGCTGTTCGGGTGTCAATTCCTTGCCCTGCCGCCATGCGTTAAACGCGCTGTCCATCTTGCGGTAGAGCAGGTTTTGCGTGCTTCTGTCCATACTGCTGCCGGTAAAGGTTTCGTATTGCGCCGCCAGCCGGATCAGGTTGTCCTGCCACCATCTCTCGATGATGCCGCGCCCCTGCGGGTTGCCAGGCAGGCCGGTTTCATGGTGGATACCCAGCCGTGCGGTCAGGCCGGTGATTTCATGGTCGATGGTTTTGCCGGTTTGACCGCCGCCGTTGTCGGAGTAGTACATCAGCGGCACGCCGTTGTGCTTGATGCCAATACGCAGCGCATCCGCCACCGCCACACAGCTCTCGGCGAGGGAAAAGCTAAACCCCACCACCATGCGCGTGCAGCCGTCGATAATCACAGTCACCTCGGGCTTAAACGGTTGCCCGTGGATGGGGTGCTGCACCTTGGCTTTAAAGCTGTGGCCGTCGCCGATCCACACGTCATTCGGGCGCAATGCCTGCCAGTCGCGCCGGATATAGGGCAGCAGCGATTTGTAGGCCGCACCCGTCATCCGCCCGCGCTGCTGCATAATCTGCGGCAGCCTTTTCCACACCCGCCGCACCGTATCCAAGCTCGGCAGTTCGTAGGCCGGTTGGGTAGCCAGCCAGCCTTTGGCAAATTCCTGATAGCTGTGCGCCAACTTCGGAGCGCTCGGGCGGCAGTGGTGTGCCATAAAGTCGGCCAGCCAGGCAATCTGCACCACCGGCGTCTCTTTTTTGGTTGGGCGCGGTGCCAAGGCAGCCAGCCGCTCGTTGGGCGAAGTGGCGGCACGGTAGGCCGCTACCCAGCCTTTCAGGGTGCGCACACTGATGCCACGTTGGTTGTTGGCGCGGGCATTGGCCACCGGCACCAAATAAGCCAGCGATTCCGATAGCTGCCCACTTTCCACCTGCCGCACCACAAACTGCACCGCATCCGTAATCCCAAAGCCGGTTACCTCATGCAGCCGCAATACCTCCGCCGCCAGAGCCATCCGCGCATGGGCGCAGTCGCGCTGCTTGTCGTTCAAGCCCATCGCATAGTCGTCAATCGGCAGCCCCAGCTGCTCCATCCGCCGCACCGCCGCAGGCCGTTTGGCCTTGGCCACGCTCGGCAGCATCGCCGGCTGTGATTGAGCCAGTAACTGCGCCGCCTGCCGCTCCCGTACCGCGGCTTGGATGGTTTCAGGTAGTCCGGCCACTTGGTATTCCACGCCGCCACCGCGTTGTGCACGTCTGCGGCTCGGCCAATATTCGCGCTTAGCTTTATCGGAGATACCTTTAGGGGTTTTAGGCAGAGAGGGGATGCTGAGCTGCGCTAATTCAGCCGCACTTAAATATTCACTCATGGCTTTCATCCCCCAAATCCAATTCCGGATTGCCGGCCTTTTTCACGTTCTCGCGCTGATAGGCCAGTAAAGCCAACACATTGGTTAAAGCTGCAATGGTCTCGTCTACACCGCTGCCGTCTTCGTGCCATTTAGCCAACAGCGCCAAAGCCTCGGCTGTTTGGCTCTGTACTTGTGCCATATCCGCCACCTTGCCCTTGCGGCCACGCGGGATTTCAATCACCACCCGGTCGCCATGCAGCACACTCAAATACTCGCTGATAAAGCGGCTGCCGGTCAGTGCCTCAAACTGGGCTATCCGATTGAGTGGCAAAGTATTATCCAACAGCCAGCGGTAATAGGTTTTAAGCTCCACCCCCATCAGGTCGGCCATCACTTTAGATGGACGGTGCTGTTCCTTAGCATGCCGTTTGGCCAGCTCAATCGCATGGTCTAGAGAGGTGGCTTTCGCCTGTCGTCTGATGGTTCTCAT